CATATCAACACCGCCCACCTGATACATTTCGGCAACAGTGCGATCAATAAACTTGTAATCGTTTTGACGATTAGGGCGATAAAGTGACAGTCTTGGCATTATTTTTCCTCAACTGTATTTATCGCCCTAACTAGTTAGGCATAAATGCTTTTTTCAGACACGCACCATCTTTAACACCGTGTCCGGACGACGACGGTTCTGATACTCATATGCTTCCTGCTTATCGGTAGTGTTGAATACAACATTACCGTCCTTATCAACCAACCAAAAACGGATCATGCCGCTACCTCCAGGTCATCATATGCTTCGACAAACTCCTCTTCAGGAGCACAATCATTGAGCTCTGCCAAGCGAGGCTCAATGTACTTTGCCATGCTGTAAGGAAGGCGCAGTACAAAACAAACGTACCCAGCGTCATACTCGCCATGGAATTCGTCCAGCATGTAACGAATTGCGCTATCACGGTCACAACCGCAAATGTCACGCACACGGCGGATATTTGCACGGAACTCAATGATAGCCTCAGCATCACAGCGGCGTTCATGAGCTTCTTGCTCAATAGCAGCCTCATCGAGACGGACCGCCTCTGCTTCTAGCTCCGTTTTGTAACCTATACATATATAATAGCACAACTAGCCTACAGGTCAACCTTTTTTTGCATTTTGGCTAGAAAAATTTTAGGTTGACCTAAACACAAAACTACATTACTATGTACGAGTTGAATCACAGGAGTAGATACATGGCCGCAAAAAAAACACCAGCAAAACGTAAAGCAAAAGGCGCACAACTAGATCCCAGTTTCGAAGGCGCACTAGAAATGAGCGGAGCAGAATTTCACGCTCTGCGTAACATGGCAGTGAGACACTACTATACAGAATACAAAATTTCCGACTTGATTAAAGATTTGTACAAATGGATGAAAGATTTTGGTTACAAAGCTGACGATATTAAAAATATTAAAACAGTTGGCAGTGACGGGTTAGGTGCAACCATTATCTATGCTGTGTGCTTGAATAAAGGCATGCCAGATTTGCATCC